TCGATACCTTCCGTTGGCAACGGTACGATTACTATCAACGCAGGAAGCAACATGTCTGGCGGTGGTACTTTTACCGTCAACCAATCTGGTAACACAACAATTACTTTGAATTCTACAGCTTCAGGTGGAGGTAACTTTGTTGCTACAGATGCAGACTCAACGGTTCAAACAAACAAAAAGATACAGTTTAGAGATGCAAGTAATTTTATTAATTCTCATGCAGGAAGTGAATTAGGTGTTAACGCTGACGAAAGTTTACATTTAAATGCCGCTTCAGAAGTGTTAGTTGGAGGAACTTCCGGAACTGCACAGATACAACTTAGATCTGAAGATGTACAATTTCCACAGTTTGCTTTAAGCAACACCAATGTAATACCTTATGCAGATGTAACACAAAATGTCACAAATACTGCCGGAGGTGCACAAGATCAAGTTTTATCGGTTAGCGGTCAAGGTGCATCAAATCTTGGCGTTTTCGGTGTTGATCGAGGCGGTAGATTAGTAAGACATGAACAAGAGCAAACATTTAGATTTTCACGATCACAAATGTTATCTAGTTTTGGTGGTAACGGTATTGTTTTAATACCAAGTATTGGTGAAGGCAAATGTATTATTATTTCAGAAATGGTAACAATGATTGAATTTACACTTGCGGCAACACAATCGGCAGGATCACAACAGTTAGCTGTTACTGGAGGCGGTGGAAGCTCAACAATGTTTGAAGTGCGTAGTGCTCATGGTATAGCCACACAAGGATCAGGTGTTGTTGGTGCAATTCCAAGGCTTGCATTTATTCATGCAACACAAACATCACAAAGTGGAAGCTCTCCGTATTATGGTTTCATATATAGAGATTTACCTGCCGGAACTTTTACTGCACAAAAAATTATGAAAGAAAATAATAATGTAACAATACATAAAATTGGTAATATAACTGCAATGGGTACTGGTATAACTGCAATGTATATTAAATTGAGATATAAAGTTTACCACGCTTCAACTTTTTAATTTAACGAGGAAACAACAATGTGGAAAGTAGAAAACTTAGTGCGAAATTCTAAAGGCGCACAAAAAGACGGTGTAATTGAAGTGTTTGCAACTTATACCATGATAGATGGAGATTATTCTGCGTCTTATCCAATGGTAGCTACATTTACACCAAACAAAAATAAAGACGGGTTTGTGCCGTATTCTAGTCTAACGTCTGACATCGTAACAGGTTGGATGGATGAGTACTGCAATGTGGACGATATTAAAGCATCCTTAACTGCGGAGATAAACGAGCAGAAAGGTAAAACTGAAGGACTACCTTGGTAGTTAATTAAGGAGAAATGATATGAGTAATCCTAGTGTACAACTGCCCTTGTGGGCCTTGCCTTTGGTGGTATCGGTGTTTGTTGGTGCTGTCTCCTATGGAGCGGCCCAAGCTAATGCACAGGCGACCGCTAAAGAAGTTGAACGAGTCGAAAAGATAGTTGAGAAGGTTCAAGCTAGTACATCTGAGCATGGTAAGCAGATCGCTTTGAACGCACAAGCAATTAAAACGATTGCTGATGGGTTAGCAGAGCAAGCTGAAATATCTAAAAGCACAGATGAAAAGTTAGGCAAACTTATTGAGATAATGCTAGAATCTAAAAGGTGAACTTAAAACTTTTATTTGCACTTATAATTATTGTAGAGGGGGAGCCGGAAGGAAAACGTACTACATACTGGAGAAGCTTACAGGACTGTCGGTGGTATGCACAACTGCTAAGTCAAGAAGACAGCTACTATCAGCCTGTGGAAAAAGCATATTGTGAAGCGGCTTGGGTAAATCCAGATGAAGTGGAAATAAACAGTTTAAAAGTAAAGCCAAAACCAGTACCGGAAGATAACACAAATGAAATTGGGTAAATGAAATGACAACAATATTAACTAAATCAAGCGATACTGCCAGTAGTGTACCTAGCTCTTTAGCAAGAGGTAGTGGTGCTGAACTTGCAGTAAATACTGAAGATCGAAAGCTATATGTAGAAAACGCTTCTGGTTCTGTTGTGGAAATATCTCCTGCTTTACATGCTTATCCTGTAGGTTCTATTTATATTAGTGCTAGCCATAGTACAGCACAGCAAGTAGCTGACGCACTTGGTGGAGGAACTTGGGAAGTATTTAGTGCCGGAAGAGTATTAGTAGGACACAGCGGATCAGACGGTGATTTTAATGCGGCAAGTGCTACAGAAGGTGGAGCAAAAACAGTAACAGCTAGTATTACAGTTCCTAGGGATGGTTGGGGAAATGAACAAACTGGAAATAAACTTACTGAGCCAACTCCAATAGGTAGATTAATTACTGGAGATGGAAATTCCGATAACCAAGATTTTAATAATTTAGCAACAGCATCAGGAGATAGAACTTTTACAGATGATATTTCTACTTTGCAACCTTACATTGCTGTTTATATGTTTAAAAGGACCGCGTAAATGTCACTCTTGCTAAATACATTGGTTGAGCCAGTAACAGGATTATTAGACAAGTTTATTCCTGACGCAGATAAGAAAGCTAAGTTAGCTCACGAAATAGCTACGCTTTCCGAAAAACAACATCAGGAAATAATGCTTCAACAAATAGAACTTGCTAAAATAGAAGCACAAGGCAGTATGCTACAGCGAACTTGGCGGCCCATGATCGGCCATTGCTGTTGGATTGGCTTGATGTACAATGTAATTATAAGCCCATTTTTAGGCATTTGGCTACCAGTACCGGAGATACAGAGCGACTTGCTTTATCCCGTTTTACTTGGTATGCTAGGCATGTCTGGAATTAGAGGGGTCGAAAGAGTTAAGGGGAAAGCATGACATATTTAGAAATAGTTAATAGTGTTCTAATAAGACTTCGAGAAAATACAGTAGATACTGTTTCAGCAAATTCTTATTCTCAATTAATCGGTGAATTAGTAAATGATGCTAAAAGAATTGTTGAGGATTCTTGGGATTGGCACTCACTAAGAACAACATTTACAATAAATACCATAGCCGGAACATTTAGTTATCAGTTAGCAGGATCAGATGTTGGTTTAAAAACATTAGATGTTATTAACGATACTTCTAATTGTTTTATGACTCCTGTATCATCAAGTTGGATGAACAATGCTTTTTTAAATAATGTCGATGAAGTACCAAGGTCTTCACCTAAATATTATTCGTGGAATGGTTTTAGTGAATCAGGAGAAGCTTTGATTGATATTTATCCTATACCTGATAAAGTATATACTATTAGAGTAAATGCTGTAGATAAAAAAGGTAGAATGTCTAATAATGGAGACAAAGCATTTGCACCCTCAGATGCTATAATACAATATGCTTACGCACTAGCGGCAAGAGAAAGAGGAGAAACAGGAGGAACTTCTGCGGCAGAATTGTTTGGAATAGCTGATCAAACACTAGCTGATCGTGTTGCTTTAGATGTAGCAAGAACTGAAGATGAAACTATTTGGAAGCCCGTATAATGGCCCAACAAATAAAACAACTTACTATACAGGCTCCAGGATTTTTTGGAATAAATACTCAAGATTCTCCTGTAGGTATTAATCCTAATTTTGCTTCCGTTGCTGATAACTGTGTAATAGATAAGCAAGGAAGAATAGGATCACGAAAAGGCTTAACTAGAATAAGCGATGCTGATGTTACAAAAGATATTGAAACTATATTTGAAGCTACAAACCTTGACGGTGCAGTTACTTTATTTTCTACTGGTAATAATAAAATATATAAAGGAGATTCGACTCTAACTGAATTAACTTTACCTACAGGATATTCAATATCAGCTAATAATTGGAAAGCAGTAAATTTAGCTGATAAGGTTTACTTTTTTCAAACAGGTCATATTCCTTTAGTTTATGATGGTACATCATTATCTGAAAACACAACTGCTCCTCAAGGCAATGAAGCATTAGCCGCTTTTGGTAGAATTTGGGTAACAGATACAGCAAGCGATAAAAGTACAATACATTTTTCAGATGATTTAAACGGTGAAGTTTGGCTGACAGCACCCCCTACAAGCGGTTCATCAGCAGGATCATTAGATGTAAGAGAAGTTTGGACATCAGGTGCAGATGAAATAGTTTCATTACAAGCACATAATGGTTTTTTAATTATTTTTGGTAGGCATGAAATATTAATTTATAGAAACCCAGATGATGTTATAACTGCGGGAGCTTTTTCTTTATCTGACACAATAGAAGGCGTTGGGTGTATAGACAGAGATTCTATACAAAACATAGGAACTGATATTTTATTTTTATCAGACACAGGAGTAAGAAGTTTAGGCAGAGTAATACAGGAAAAATCTTTGCCTATGAGAAATGTTAGTAAAAACATTAGAAATGATGTATTAGATTTAATTACTCAAGAAACATTGCCTATAAAATCAGCATACAGTACACAAGAGGCTTTTTATTTACTTACGTTTCCTACTAGTAATACTGTGATTTGTTTTGATATTAGGTCTCCTTTAGAAGACGGAACTTATAGGGCAACAACTTGGTCGGAAATAAATCCTAAATGTTTTTGTGTTAGAAAAAATGGAGATTTGTTAATAGGTAAATTAGGGGGAATATATAAATACTTTGGGTTTAACGATACTAAAGTAGTTGGTGGACAATATTTAGCAAACGAAACTTATGATTTAAGATATTTTAGCAATCCTATGAATTTTGGTAATTCATCAAATGTTAAATTTCTTAAAAAACTTAAGATAAGAGTTATAGGTAATAATTCATCTGAGACAGTACTAAATTGGGCTTATGATTATTCAACTAATTTTAACAAACAATTATTTGTAAATACTAACCAACAAACAAATTTAGCGGAATATGGAATAAGCGAATATAATACTACTGCTGAATACTCAGGAGGACTTGATTTACAAAATCCAGAAGTTAATGGAACAGGAAGTGGAGCAGTATTAACAATAGGTCTTGAAACTACCATTGATGGGGCCGAATATTCAATACAACAAATAGACTTAAGTGTATTACTAGGGAGAATCATATAATGTCTAATTATACTAAAACAACAAATTTTACAGCAAAGGACTCTATGGCTTCTGGTAATGCTAATAAAATAGTTAAAGGTGCTGAGATAGACACAGAGTTTACTAATGTTGCAACATCAATAACTACAAAAGCAGACTTAGCTAGTCCTACTTTTACAGGAACAGTTAATGCTACAAATATTACTTTAGCAGGAACAATAACAGCCGCTAATATTGCGGGAACTTTAGCAGGAACGATAAGTGGAGGGACGTATTAAATGTCATTATTTGGAGATATAGTGTCTGGCATTTTAGGATATAAAGACTCTAAAAGAGCCATAAAAAGACAAAGAAATTTTATGGACGAAATGCTAGGACGGTATACCGATGCCGGTCAGGAAGCTAGAGATGATTCTCAGTTTCGACCTTTTAGTGTTACGTCCTCAATCGGAGGTGCTGACGCTACAGCAGAGGGAGGTTTTAATATAAACCTATCTCCTCAGCAACAAGCCCTTCAGGACCGTTTATTTGCCGCCTCAGGCATGTTTCTTGATCAACTAGAGGGAGACCCCTTTGCTAAGGCAGGAAAGCTGTATGAGCAATTAAGAGCCATTCAGAGGCCTGAAGAAGAACAGAGACAATTAGCTCTTGAGGGTCGACTAAGAGGTCAAGGACGACAGGGCTTAAGAACTTCAATGTTTGGTGGAACTCCTGAGCAACTTGCATTAGATTTAGCTAGAGAAAGAGCTAGAAATGAAGCATTGTTCCGATCTTATGGTCAAGCAAGAAGAGATCAAATCCAAGACTTTGGATTAGTCCAAGGATTACTAGGAGCAGGTGATAGCAGAAATAAACAAATTCAAGACTTAATTAGGCTAGGTCTTGCAGGTTCACAAATAGCTCAAAAAGGTCAATTACAAGGAGCTAGAGATAATCTAATGGCTACATTAGGTGGTTTAGGTTTCTATGGAAATCAAGGGCTAAACTTGTTAGACATGCAAAGTGAAAAGGACAGCGCAAGGTCTGGTTTCTTTAATAATTTATTTGGTAATCTAGAAACTGCTTTTGCAAACGCGGCAATGGCCGGAAGTGGCGGCAGTACTGGGGGCAACCTTAGCAGTGGAGGTGGTTTTTAATGGCTATTAATGATTTAGTAGGTTTACTGACTGGGACTAGCATGACTCAGCAGTTACCTCCAATTACTTCTAATCCTCAAGTTAATATTTTAAATAGAATGAGGGCAAATACTCAGCAAATAACTAAAGCAGGACGAGGTGTTGCAGGAGGAGTTAGAGGATTATTAGGATTACCTCCGCTTCCTCCAAGTGAAGAAGAAAAAGCACAGACGTTAAGACAAAACTTAAATGCTTTAGATTTAACTAATTTAGACGATCTTGAGTCATTAATAACTATGATAGCTCCTTATGATCCTATCAGAGCGGCAACTTTAGCTACTGGAGTAAGAAACAAAAGGTCTAGTGAAGCAGATAAGATTACAAGAGAATTAGAAGAAGAATCTCAAAGAAAAGCTTTTGCTGATTATTTAAAAGTAGCATTTCCAGATGAAATAGGTTTGGATGTATTAGCAGAATCAGGTGTTTTAACTCCTGACAACTTTAAACAAATGATGCCAATGTCAGGAACTAACAAACAACAGTTTGGAGGATCAGATATTTTTAAAGATGAACAAGGAAGTCTTTTTTATGGAACTCAAGTAAAAGACCCTCTTACCGGAGAAACTAGAACGGAATTTTCTAGTATTGGAGGCTCTGGAGGTGATCCTATAGGTAAAGTTACGCAATTAAAAAGTTCAGGCGAAACCGCTGTTCAAGAAAGAGAAGGAAAAGTAGACGCTAAACTTCAAGAAGAGTACGGTAAAAAAAGATTAAATGCTATTGATAATATTCCTTCTTTAGTAGCTTCAAAAGATAAATTAGATAAAGCTTTAGATTTATTAGATTCTGTTTCAACTGGAGGGCCAATAAATTTAGTAGCTTATGGTTTGTCTGATTTCTTTGGAGTTACTACAGCAGACAAAGCCGAACTAGAAGTTATTTTAGGGCAACAAATGTATAAGTCTTTAAGACCTTTATTTGGTGGTGTTATTTCTGAAGGAGAAAGGACCGCGATTGAACGTATTTATGCAAACTTAGGAAAAGGAAACACAGCTAACAGAGGAATACTTAGGGCTTTAATAAAAGAAATACAAGATAGTATTTCAGCAGGAAGACTTTATCTTAATAATGAACGATATACTGATTATAATAAAGAAATCAAACAGCTTATTCCTGAAAAAGCAAAAAGCACACAAAAAACAATTAAGTTTTCCGATTTAACATAAGGAATAATAATGACAGAGCTAGTAAACATTGAGCTTCCTAATGGTACAATTATTGAGGGAGTTCCTGCAAACATTAGTCCGGAAGTATTAAAAGATAAAGCAATTAAAAATGGATTAGCAAATGCTGAAGATTTTAATGTTGCTACCGTTGAAAATGAAGCAGGTTTTTTAGAAAGCAATCTTGACATACCTTTTGGTATTGGAGGAGCTCTAGCGGGAGCAAAAGCAGGTGCAATGACTGGCGTTCCTCCTTTGATTCCTGTAGGTATGGTATTAGGAGGTGCTTTAGGTACAGGAACAGGTTCTTTAACTTCCGACTATTTAACTAAAGATGAATTAGACTTTGATAAAGCAGTTAAAGAATCTTTAATATCTATAGGATTTGACGTAGGAACACTAGGTGCAGGAAAAGTAATTAAACCGGCATTTTTAGCTTCCAAAAAAGCACTAGGTTTTACACCAAACGAAGTAGCAGAAGAGATAGCGTCTAGTTCTAAAGTATCTCAAGCAGGTTCCGAAGAATCACTAGCACAGACACAAAAAATACTTGAGGGTCAAGGCTCTAGTTTAACTAGGTTTCAAACTGGAAAAGCTTCAGCATTAGAAATTTTTAGTGAAAAGATAGCGGAAGCCGGTCTTTTATCTGGTCAAGAAAGCTTAAAAAATATTTCAAAAGTAAATGAGGCCGCACAAAAAGCTTTAGATGAAGTAATGACAAGGGTTGACTTAAGAACAGGTATTTCACCTTCAAACATAGGTGATGCAATGTTTGATACTGTATCGGCAGGTCGTATAGCTCTTAGCGAAACGTATGAAGAAGGTTTAAATTTTTTACAATCAAATTTGCTTAACAAAACAGTAAATGCTATTGGAGTAAAAAAAGCACTAGAAAATTTTTTAAAACAAAATACTGAACAAACTTTTGATATAATTAACGGAGTTAAAGAAGTAAAACAAATATCAACTTTAGACCCTGCTACAGTTAAGTTTGTTAATAGTCAACTATCAGGAGCATTAGAGCTTCCAAATATGTCTGCAAATACTTTGTTAGCTATTGATAAAAAAATTACTCAACAGATAAAACAATTTGGAGATATAAATTCACCTAGTTATAATACTACTGCTGATAGAGAACTTGGTGAACTTCAAGAT